CACGAACACCAGATGCTGATGTTGCATATGCGGCTATCTTTGATTTGTTCTCTAACTCAATATTACCTTTGTTCCAAGTAATGATACCTTGTTGCAACCATATTGGTAAATACTCATAGGCATATTGAATACGACCTAGAATGTCACGAGCAAGAGCACCTTTGTTTGCAAGAATAGCAATACTGTAGTCATCTTGGAATAAAACTGACCAAAGCATATAACCCACGGTTGTAGTTGTTTTACCAACTTGACGAGGCATCTTTGCAATACAGAAACGATTGTTATGAAATGTTCTGACCATGTCTTCTTGGAACGGCCACATTTCAAAGTTAATAAGTCCTCGGTCTACGTTAACAATTTTAACATAGGTTCTAATAAAATACACCGGGTCTTCAGTACACTTTATAATTTCCGCAACTTGTTCTTCGGTGTAGGATATTTCTACACCAAGTTTTTTTAAGTTCGAATTTCCAAGATATCCACCAGCATCTATCATATTATTTAATAATACTTCTCAACATCCATGATTTCTTTTGATGAGCACCAAGAAGTTCTTGTAAAAAGTTTGATACAGCAGGCTCATTTGCTTGTTCAGCGGCTACTATACCTGCACGAAGGTGTATGATATAACGGTCATTGTCCGATTTTAATTGTGTCATCATAGATAACGCAGAAGGAATAACATCTACTGCTTCTTCAATATCTGCCAATTCTAAAAATCTTTCCATAGAACCTGGCACATAAGAATCCAAATATCTTACATGTTCTGCAATCAAATCAGTTTGTGCAAATACTTCAGTATAAAAACCATTTAAGAAATCATGGTATTGAGGAAAATTAGGACCTTCAATATTCCAATGATAGTTGTGTGCCTTTAGATACAAAGCAAAGTTTGTACCTAAAATTACTTTAAGTTGTTGTATGAGTTGTTCCATAGTAATCCTATTTATTGTTCTTTAAAAACTTAACCAGTTCAGTTGTTGATCCAACAAATACGGCTTTATCTATATTTGTAGTTGAGTTGCCTTTTGATTGTGTTGGATCCAAATCTCTTTTGCGTTTTTGAATTTCCAATAAGTCTTTATTTAAGTCACCAAGATTTTTAATAAGTCCTGCGGCAACTTCATATGCTCTTGGATGTTCTGATGCATTAGCCACTTGAAGTAGAGTATCAATTGCACTATTACCTTTTGAAATCAAATCACGAATATTTGTTCGTGCAAATTCAGCATCATCTTCAATAGGTGATTTAACTTCAACTATTGAAGTTTCAAATTGAATAGGTTCAACATCCAATACTTCAGATAATTTTTGATTCAATTTATGCATTAAAATGTGCGCCCAGTAGTTACTGTCTCTGAAAATCCAAATTCATCATCTGGTTCGGCAGTCAATGGCTTTGGTCTTGTTGTTATTGTTGTTGATTTTAATGGTGTTTTGTCAGCAGTTTTAATAGTAAATGTTGCACCAGTAAAATCACCACGAACAACATCACCAACAGCCAAATAATCATTTAATGATTCAACTATTAATATACCATTATTTACATTACTAAAATATGAAACTGTACCATGCACATCTCTATCAGTAACTCTAATTGTTTCTGAATCAGAGAATCGCCCAACACCATTTGCAAAGTCTACAAAAACTTGTTGTTCAAGTAAACTATTTGGTTGAATGTATAGGTTTGTATTGGCCACATTAATAATTTTACCAGTTTTAACTGGAGGCCAAATATGACTTTTCGCAGTAAATTCTAAATTCCAAATAATCATGCGAGTTTCCATCATGTCGCCTTCATAAGTGGTTTCATTTGAAACTGAATTCAGAATGATAGGCATATCATATTTTGGGTCCATCAAAGGAATAAAATCAACAGTCACACTAAAATCTGGTGTAAAGAATGGTAAAATTTGTTCTAGTATCTGTGTGCCATCTTCTGTGTTTCTTACATAGATTGATAATGAAAAATCAAAATTGTAAGGCACAGGAACATATTGTGCATTTACAGTTGTTGCATTATTTGCAGAAAAATTACGAACAGTAGTAGGTAATTTTCTACTTGAATCATAACTCATTCCTGTCATCTCAAATGAAATTCTAGGAACAGTTGTTGCAATTGATTTTGTTAATGTTGGGTCGGCAGTTAATCGTGTTAGATATTTTTCTTTTGCGCCCCAATTCAAAGGAACTTTAATTGTTTCTTTTGCAGTTAACCCATCTTTGGTATATCGAACCACATAAATGTCATTGAAAACTGTGCCAAATGCGACAACAATTTTGCGTATTGTTCTATTATAAAAGTTAGCATTACCAAGCATTTTTAAGCCTCACCAAAAGGATTAGTTTCACTAAAATCAATTATAGAATCTGCTTCACCTTCAATTAAAGAATTGTCCATAATATCTTCAAATGCAGTATTGTCATTGTATGATGTGTTTGCTGTACCGAATGAAGTCCAAGATGCACCACTTGTTGCACCTTTTGTTAATGTATTGTTTGCAAAAGTTCCTATTGTACGAATAACATTCAATTTTCTTGTTGTTGAAGACCAATCATAAACAACTGATTGGAATGTTGCATTTGCCAAAGTTGCTCCCTGATAAGCAATTTCATCTGCTACAAATGTACCAGAACCGCCTGCGGTTAATGTAAGTTGTGTTCTCTTATAGGCATCACGAATCTCTGCATCAATTTCATCATTACCTGTATCAATAACTTCTTCAGAGAATACAAACTGTTTCATTTTTAATGCATAAACATATACATTTCCACCACGGCCTCTACCCAATGTATAAAACATTGCTTGGTCATTTTCACTTTCAACATGTGTAATTTCAAAAAAGTTTTGAACAAGAGGTGCGTAAATCAAATCACCTTCTCTTGGGCGAATAAGATTTGATGCACCTGTTGCATATTTGAATCTACGGCGAGATACTAAAAAAGTAACTTCATCTCTAATCTCTAAACCAAATTTAGAAATGAAATCACCTTCACCATCCATACCTGTAACATTTTCAAGGTACATTTCAATTGGATATGCAGTTACATATTGTTTAAGAGTGTCTTCTCCATATAACATATCTACAGAATCACGACTTGTTCTAGGAAGATAATAAACATCTAGCCCATGAATTTGCATCGCTTCAATAACGAGGTCCTCAACCAGTAATTGCTCACTGGTGATTTGATCCGTTGGTGCGTTATTAAAATAGAAATTTGTAGGCATCTTTATCCAGTAAAGATTTCACTAGGTAATAACATATTATACATTTCTTCTTCAAGTTTGTTTATTTCTTCAAGTGCTTCTTGCATGATTCTAGGACCATCCAATGTAACACCACCAGGCATTTGAATACCTGCAAACTTAGAAAGATTAGAACCCCATTGATATTTAATTAATGCAGTACCATATCTCTTTAGAAACTTATCATTCCAAACATCTGAAACACCGGCCTTTGTCATTGTAACAGAAGTCACATTTGCAGTTACCGTATTTGCAAGTGTAATACTTGTTGGTGAATTGATTTTACGAACTTGAACTTCTTGATTATCAGATAATGTAATGATATCATTTTCAAGTATTTCTTGGTCAAATATTGTTGATGTTCCTGTCATTGTATTGGAACTTGTGTTACCAGTTAGAGTACCTGTTAAAGTAATTGTATCAGGCCTCATTGCTCGCATACATTGAATAACAACATATTTACCTAATTGTGCATCACGTTCCCAATCAATATCTAAAAATATTTTATTTTGTTTACGATTAAATCTAAATTGTGGAGTACCAGAGAATAACAATTCTAGTGTACGGAGATGTTGCATGGTGATTTCATATGACACATACGATACCGATGTGAAGTCATAAAGGTCATGCAAACGCAATTGATAACGCAAATCAAACATATTAATTGATGAAGTTGAATCATCAAATGATTGAACAGACATAACAAAGATTACAGGGTCTGGAACATATATCCAACGTCTATCAATATCAGCTTGTGTGAATTGATGTTTCATATAAATTTTTTCGCAACCATCAAAATGGTAATCTTCAAAAAATTGAAGTGCGTCATCAATACGGTCTTCAACTTGGTCATCATCCACGTTGATTTGAATAACAGGATGACCAAGTCTGCGAAGGCAGTAGTCTTTAAATAATGCTCGTGTTGTTGGTTTAGCCATATTTTATCCTAGTGCAATTGCAAGTGCCACAGCAGTACCCAATGGATCAACTTGAAGTGCCGCTTGTGCGGTTGCAACTGTTGTTCCTCCAGTACCACCAGAAGTAATTGGTAATGCTGAACCCGAAAGAGTAACTGCTAATGTGCCACTTGTTGTTACTGGTGAACCAGTTATAGTTAAGAAAGTTGGCACAGATAAAGCAACAGATGTTACAGTACCACTGGCACTTGGAAAAGTAATTGCTGTGTTTGTTACTCCAGTTACACGACCATAAGCATCAGTAGTAATTACAGGAACATAAGTTGTATTACCATATGTACCAGCAGTACCTTTAGTTGGTAATCTAGCATCAGCAATGGTACCAGAAGTAATTGCACCAGTATCAATTGCAATTGCAGTATTTGTTACGGCAGAAACTCTACCGTAGGCATCTGTGGTTATTACTGGAACATAAGAAGCGTTAGCATAAGTTCCCGCTGTGCCAGTATTTGCAACTGATACAAATGCAGTACCATTGGATGTTAAAAATGTTCCAGTAGTATAAGTTATTGCGTTAGCGCCACCTTGTGTAAATGGAAGAACACCAGATGTAATTTGTGTTGTTGCAATTTGAACTAATGTATTTGTTACTGCCGTTACTCTTCCATAAGCATCAGTTGTAATAACTGGATGATATGCATTGTTACCATAAGTTCCTGCGGTACCTTTTGTTGGTAGTCTTGCATCAGCAATTGTACCAGATGTTATTGCACCAGTATCGATTGCGATTGCGGTGTTTGTTACAGATGAAACACGGCCATAGGCATCAGTAGTAATTACAGGAACATAAGCCGCATTAGCATATGTGCCTGCGGTGCCTGTGTTTGAGACTGATACAAATGCGGTGCCATTAGATGTTAATAGAGAACCAGTTGTGTATGTGGATGCGTTGGAACCACCTTGACCAAATGGTAACACACCAGATGTAACTTGAGATGCAGATATTTGAACTAATGTATTTGTTACAGCGGTAACACGACCATAAGCATCGGTTGTGATAACGGGAATATAAGCCGCATTGGCATATGTACCCGCAGTTCCTTTAGTCGGTAATCGAGCATCTGCAACCGTACCAGATGTTAATGCACTTGTATCAATTGCAATTGCAGTATTCGTAACGGCACTCACACGAC